TAGAGATATACCTGAATTTAGAGATGAGCTTAAAGAAGAATATAAGAGAAAACTTAGTGAATTAGACAATACATGAAAAAGAATTACTATTGTTATAGAGCAACAGTTGTATTTAGTGGGTGTACCCAAGCAACCGATGAAAAAGATGCAATAAGGAAAGTAGTAGCTGAGTCTGAAAGATTACCTGAAACAGTTTCTTTTAAAGAGTCTGAAGTTAAAGTTAGAAAGTTACAGAAAAAACCTCAAAAAGGATTATATCATGACACAAAATATGATTGGTGATGATGAGTTATTAAAAATAGATGGGTTTGATGATGCCATAATAGGTGTCGAAGAATCTACTGAACAAAAATTAATTTATGATATTGATAAGATTGCTGAAATATTAATAACAAGAGATCAAATGTCATATGAAGATGCCTACGAATATATTTCGTTTAATATCACTTCTGCTTATGTGGGTAAAAAAACTCCAATACTGGTAAAAACAGGCAAATTAGAAGATTTTATTTAAAATCGGCTTCTATATGTACCTCAAAAATCCATTTTTATGGGTGTCCATAGGCAACCAGTCATGGCTAATTTACAACACGCTTCTCGGTATCAATTTGCTCGTTAGAATCGATTTGATCTGATTCTTCTTTCATTTCTGCATATCCTTTCATCTTTGGAGCAAAATTAGGAATAGTTTGCATTAAAGTATTCAATTCAGCAATAAGTTCATCATCAGATTTTTGATTTGTGTTATCTACATTTAGATTAATAGTTTGTTGCGAGAAGTTCCCAAGCTCCAAAATTAACTTAGCTGTATTTAATCTGACAGCATCTTGTTCTGATCTTAATAAATCCTGTAATACTGATATGGCCATGCCTGAAGTTGAGGTAATTCTTTCCTCATTCTTTTCCCTTATCTCTTTTGTGTATTTCTTTTTAAGATAAGCTCCTTGCTGTCTTGGGCTTTTATCTTTAGACCACCCAGCTTTAATGGCAGACTGAGTTGCATTACCAGCAGTATCTCCTTCGCAAAAAGCATCTATGAAGGCTTGTTCTTTTTCTTTATCTATTTTCTTAGGCATTTCTTTTCTCCAACCAAGATTGAATTGTGCCTGTTATGTCAAAGTCAGGCGTGTATGGGATTACTAAATCTTCACGATGTTTAATCCACGATTTATCTAATACTAATGAACCATCAATATCAGTTCCTTCTTTATCTCCTGTCATGTGAGATACGATTGTTATTGTTTCATTATTTTCTTCTACAACAAATCCTACAGAAACACATTCAGCTAATTCTGTTTCTAATTCATTGATATCTGTCCACCCTTGAGTAGGCGTTACAGCATCTTTCCAATGTAATAGAACAAGTTTAATTGTCATTTTAGTTTCCTTAGAAATGTTAGATATTCTGCTCCTTCCTCAACTTCCCAAAATATCTTAATAAAGTCAGGGTGTGTGTCAGGTAATCTTGTATTAAATACTGCTACTGCACAGGGCGACATCATTTTATTGGGTAGGTTTAACATCTTAGCATAGTTGTCATATTTTTTATATGAGCCTACTTGTACGCAGTGCATAACTATTTCAGAATCAGCATCTTTAACTGGCAGATAGCCACTAACATGAGTATGACCTGCCATTAATAAATGATCTCTTGAATTGAATAGGGCGTGTTTAACAATACCATGAGCTGTATTATACATACTATGTCCTTTAAAATTATGTGAACAATTTACTCTTATATTGTGTTTAGGTAATTTTAATTTGACTCTAATGTTGTGGGGTTGATAAGTTGTTTTAAGTGGTCTTGTAATCCATTTTAAAGGGTCGCCATCACCACTCCACATATCATGGTTTCCAGCTACAATAAATAACCAGTTAGTATAATTAACTAACCATTCTGTTAACTGCCAAGCCTGTTCTGCCGAGGTGCTTTGTTCTGCCCAAAGACCTGCAAGTTTAGTTCTCCTAGCCCAGTTATTTTGTAAATCGCCTACATTACAAGCATACATACCATCGGTTTCATTAACACAATTTAAGTGTCTGATTACCGAAGGCATATCGCAACCATCATCATCAATGTGAGGGTCGCCCATAATATACAAGCCAATAGGTTTATCATCATTTATTTTTATGTTTAAAAAATCTTCGTTCTTTTCTCTTTTTTCTTTACGATTAAAAGTATCTACTCTTAACTTAACTAAATCTTCTGTTGCTATTTCCTCATCAGTAAAATCATTTTGCAATTCAAATCTTTTAGTTACTTTAGGTTTGTTTGTTTTTTTACCACAATCTCTACATTCATATCTTTGTGGTGTGCCAACAATATGTTTGTCTTTTCCTCGTTTTATAATATGAGTTGATCCACAATGAGGACAAGTTAGCATATTGCCTTCATCATCTAATTGAACTACTCCTACATTGGTAAAATTACCACCATTATTATGTAGTGCCATAAAATTATTCCTTTGTTTGTTTAATGAGATATTCGAGATACCATTTGGCTTTCTCTAAATCTTGCACAGGAGTACCTTTATATGGAAAACGAGTAACATACTTAATTATGTTTCCACGAACATAATCCATTTCCCAAGAACGAATGTACTCGATTGTTTCAATCCCCTTTGTATAATGTTCAGGGTGATTAATATTGTCTATCTTCTTTTTCTTCATCTATCTTTTCAAGTATATGTTCCCATGGTATAGGAATATATTCATTATCCCATGTTATACCACCATATAGATAGTCTTGTCTAGTTTCAAGTTTACCTTTAATTCTAAACTTTGCTTGATTATCAATAGATTTGATAGCTTTTATGATTTTCATTTCACGTTTTGTGAAAGGAATATTCATACTCATAACTAACTCCAGGTTAATAATTTTATGCAGACTAAAATAATTAACACTATAGTTAGAAGCTCGAAGATGCTAACTTCAGGCTTCAGATATTTGGTTTTTATTTTATAAAAAAACCAATTAAAAAATTCAGGCTTTACAATAATTACAACTCCTATTAGCAAAGCTAATAAAAGTATTTCTTGTATCATTGTGATAAAGGATTATCTGATCTTGCTTTCATTTCGTTAACTTTAGCGTTTAATACTGCTATCTCAGCTTTGTTAACGGCAATGTCTGCTACAATAGGTTTAATGTCAGGAGCTGTTTTTTTCTCAAGTACAGCTAGGCGATTAGAGATTTCTCCAAACTTAGAAAAACCACCACCGATAGCAACTACGATTGAGAGTAAAACTCCCCATGTTTTTATATCTTTAAAATCCACGAATCCTCCTTAAATGTTCTTGTGTTCTTATAACTTCATCAATACTTTTTTGAATGTTTGTTTGATGCTGTGCCACAGAATCGTTGTAAACATTTTGATTCTCAGCATATATATCTCGCAAATCAACATATTCTCTTTGGTCATAGTAATTACCTCCATCAATAAATAATTGATTATTAAATATATTATTGTTGGTTTGTCCGTAATTGTCTAGAGAAATATTACTTTCCATAGCTTTGGCTACGATAAGAGAAGTAGCAATAAGTCTTTGATCTACTCGTTTGAGTGTTTCATTAACTTTCTTTTCTATAGATTCTATTGAAATAGTTTGAGTATCGACTGTAGTGTTTCCTTGATCCCTGCCTTCTTCCACCTCAGTATCTCGGCCTTCGAGGGTTTCTTCTCTTTGAGCAACTGTTTCAGCTCCTCCATTTCCTGATCTACTATCTGTTGTTTCTCCTTCTCCGTTAATCTCATTTACTTCCTCAGAAGCAACTGTAGTTTCTGTTTCAGATTCAGAAATATTGCTTTCAGTTTGTTCCACAGTTTCAGGGGTAGCTTCTTCGACTGGAGCTTCTGCTGTAATTTCTTCGGAGATAATTTCTTCTGCAAATTCTTCAATTTCTGTTTCGCTGAAAGTTTCTGTTGTTTCAATTCTTTCTTCAAAGCCTTGGACTTCTGTTGTGAACGTTTCGATGGCCTTTGGTTCTTCATATACAATCTCCATAGGTATAATTTCTTCTTCAACAGCTACTGTAAATATTTCAACAATACCTGTATTAATTTCTTCTTTAGCTATTTCTTCAATATATATTTCTTCAAATATTTGTGCAACCATTTCAGGTTCTTCAAACACCTCAAAGACTATTTCTTCTAATGGTATAAATTCTATTGTTTCTATTTCTGTAGATAATACTTCTTCTACTTCTTGAAAGGTAGTAGCTATGTGTGATGTTTGTGTAGCTGACAATACAGTATCATCATAGGTCATAGTAACCGATATATTGTCTAGGTTTGCCCCTCCGAGAGTGCTAGGAGCATTAGCATCAGTGCCACTAATAAAGATATTTCCAATGTTAGAACCAATACCTGTATACGAAAGAGTATCTTGGAAATCTTTACCATTAATCCCTGTAACATTTGTCCTAGTTTGACTAGCTGTTGCCAATATTTCATTATCGCTATCTCTTATTTGTAATCTTATTGTAAAGCTATCAGCTCCACCTTGTCCACCCCAACAACCTGGTACACTACACTCTCCATTTTGTACTTCAACAGATGAGTCAAGAGTAATACCATTGTTAAGCATAGGTTGAGTTATTA